AAGAAATTGAAATCAGTTTCAATTCCATCTAATACATCTATATCAGTTATAGTTGGATTTTCATATAATTCTTTATTAACACCTTCAAATAGAACCTCACAAGGTTTTTCACTTTTGAATGTTTTGATTATTTGTTTAGTTTGTTTATCTTGCTCTTGAAATTGAGTTTTATCAAATAATGATTTAGTAAACTGAGATGGTACTATAATTAAATCCATCTTATTACCTCCATCTAAAAATTCTTTTGGTAATACAGTGGTTTCCACACCAGCAGTAATACCAATATTAAAATTACCCTTTGGTTCAAATTCATTAGCAACAGACATTTGAATAAAAATATCTGGTTTTCTATTTACTTGAGTTGCAACGTTAGATAACATTTTCTGCCCAAATTCAGTTGTTGGGTCAGCTTGATTTTGAGGAGTATTTCCCCAACGAGTTGGTACGATTTTAATATCATACCTATCTAATTCAAATAAGCTTCTTAAAATATCTCTAGCATGGTCACCATAACCACTTCGAGTAAATACAGGAGCTTGATATACTAATAAAGGTTTATTCATAACTTTTTATGTAATTTTAAATAATTCGTATCTTTTTCTTGGTTTCCAATTTTTTAAAGTAGTTTCAACACCATTTTTTAGTTGTTGGCACATATTTTCTGCAGATAATCCTATATCCTCAATAAATGCTCGTCTACCTTCTAAACCATTCTTTGTTAGTTCTTCTTTTGGGGTATTATAAACTTTCTCCATTTTTTCTGATAACTCAATTACATCGATTTTATCATCCCAAATGTAAGGAGTTGGAACTGAACCTGTCAGAGATTGTGCTCTACTCCAAATAGGTGTAGCCCATTCTCCCCAAGTTACTTTATCTTCCCAATCTCTCCACTTGTGAAGTGAACCAATCTTAATGTAATCATCAGCTGTTAGATATTTACCATCTACTTTGAATCCACATTGGTCTTGCAACCCACCAGTAACATTTACAATGATTGGTGTACCACTCATTACCGATTCTGCAGTTGTTAAACCAAATCCTTCATTACCAGCAATATTTACTGTACAATCAGCCATATTATACAAAAGATTTAGTTGTTCAGTTGATAACTTAGCAGTTGAGAATACTACATTACAATCAGGTGCAAGTGTTTCAGCAACTGTTGGTAAATCAGTACCATTTTGGTCTTTTGGTGTTGTGTGCATTAGTAATACAGCTTTAGATGCTTTATCTTTACCAATTTTATCACAAAACTCCTTAAATGCCATAATAACATCAGATGGTTGTTTTCTTCTGATATTTCTATTAGACCAAAAGAATATAAAATCATACTCTTTACCAGCTAATATCTTATTTCTAAAATCAGAAGGTACATCGGTTGGTTTAAAATCATTTTGATTTATACCATGTGGTACATAAGATACTTGCCAGTCTGCATGTGGTTTGTATGTTGGTTTATCGGTTAAAGAAGTTAACCTACTTACTATTCCATATGTTTGTCTTGAAATAGCACCTAACCAATCACAACTTTCGTAATAATTTCTATTATATAATGGGTCTGGTAAATCATCCCATATTGTATAATAAAGAATTGGGCAGTTTTCTCTTACCTCATGTTCCATATCATATAACCAAGTCCAATAACGTGGGTCAGTAAAGTGAAGGATAGCATCTGGTTTTTCGGAATTCATAATTTGTCTTAACAAATCAGCGTTTCCATAACCATTCCAAGGTAAGATTTTAACCGATGCATCTTCTACACCAGTTCTTTTCTGCATATCAGCAGATAAATCTAAAACTTTACCTTTATCGGGGTGTTTAATTGCTGCACCTACTTGGAACCAATCGTACTCATTAAGAGTACCCATTACCAATGCTTTACTCATAGTGGCGATACCACTACTCATCCTCATATCATCTGAAAGGAGAAGAATCTTTTTCTTTTTACTCATAACTTATTAAAATAACTTTTTCTTTAAAATTGCGAACCTGAAATTTGAAGGTTTGAATATTCATTCATTTCTTTTCTAAATCCGTCATCGTTTACATATCGTTCAACTGTTCTGTTTACCAATTTTTGAAGTGTTACATCCGATTCGAATGATACTCTTTTAAAATTTGAATAAACACCCTTTATAATCTTTACAGTTGTTAGTTTAGTTTCTACACTCATAGTATATATTGTTAGTATTTATATATATAAGTATATAGATATTTATTTTCCGTTAAACTTTCCCATCACAAATTCCCCTAGTCTTAAACTCACAGAATCTACAATTCTTTTGTCTATCGCCAGGAACCTTTGGATAAGGTAAATCATTGAAGTTTCCTTTATCATCGAATACTTCATCTACAAAGTTCATAAACTCTGAATAAACTCTATTTGTAGTTGGTTTACCATTTGCTGGTACGTGCCTCGACATATAAGGAATTGGAAATGGTGCATCTTCATATAATTTTCTTCTCATAATCTGATACTCCACTTTAATTTTTTCTAATGGAATTTGGAATAATTCAGAATAGTATTTTTTGTACAATACAATTTGTGCATTTTTGTACTTATCTGATTTTTGGTATTTGTTCCAACCTCTAGTTGATGTTTTTAAATCAATAATGATAATTGAATTATCTGATAAATCCCTCATTACCACATCAACAAATCCAATAAAGTTTACACCTTCTTTTACTTTAGCATTTAGTGGAATCTCTATTCCTACTAATTCAAATCCAGTCTTTGTGTAAAACTTATCTAATTTCTTTTTAAACCACTCTAATATTCTTCTACCATCACCATAGAACTCTTCTAACTCTAACTGGGTACATACAATACCCTCACTTAGTTTATCATTCTCTTTGATGTATTCTTTTCTCATCCACTCTAATAACAACTTATCAGTATCAATCTCCATTGCTTGTTTTTTCGAAACTCCATACATAACTGAAAGGAAATGTTGTATGGTTTCGTGGATAGCCGTTCCAAAGATTGTATAAATGTTAGCAGATGATTCACCCAACTTATCTATGTACCTCAGTTTATATGCACGAGGACAAGATGAATATAGTTGGTATTGTGAAAAACTTACTTTTGCCATAAACTTTTATTTGTTATACAAATATACGAAAAAAGTTTGGGATTTCCAAACTTTTCTCAATTATATTTTTAATTTTAATTTCTTTATTATTTTCGGGTCAGTTCCATAATCCTCTGATAATTGTTTTATCTTTTCCTTACCAGTTCTACTAGCATATAGAATCTTTAAGTAATCTTCAGCTTCTAACTTTGAGGTTTCATAATGTTTAGCTACTAACTCTACTAACCAACCTTCATATTTATCAGCTCCCTTAGCTTTCATATACTTCATAAAGTGTCTACCTTTTGGAAGTAAATCAATCATAGCTAAATACATTGCTTTAGGAGGAACTTCTTGTAGATAAGGTTGTACAGCAGCAATAGTTTCTACCCACTCATATTTCATAGATAAAAAACGAAGTACCATATAGTTACTCCAAGTCTTTTTATCTGCTTCTTCTAACGTATCCCAATACTTTGGATTTTGAACGTTAGTAATTTGTTTAATATGGTCGAATAGTGATTTAGCCATTTGTTTCTTCAGCGTTTTTTCTATCAATCTCTGCTAATACTTTCATTTGTTCTGGTAGTAACTCTTCACAAATCTCACCACAATTACCACACATCATTACTTCGATTGGTACAATCACATCTTGCGGAGTACCAGTAATTAGTTTTGAAATTTTTCTAAACTTAGAACCATCGATGAATACATCATACCCACAATGAGCACATACAATAGGAGTTGATTTACCTAAATCTAACTTTGGTTGTTGTGTACTTTGCTCTGATGCTTTTTGTGGTTTACTACCACCTTTACCAATTATATTTGCCATTATATTAAATTTAAAATTTCAATCAAAGTTGCTGCAGTTGGAATCTCTTTATCAATAGCGTTAAAGTGTTTGTTCTGTCCTTCGGAAAGAGCAATAACTACATTCGCTGTATTTTGTGGAGCGTACTCATCAACTTTTTCATACAATAATGTGAATAATTCTGAGAAATCAGTTACTCTACTATCAATAATAGCTTGTCTCATTTTCACATATTTATTTCTTTTATCATCTGAAGATTTTAGGATATCTAATACCTTCATTTTATAATCATTCTCTAAAAGGTTTTGAGTATCTACTTTTAACTCACCTTTGATTGAGTTTAATTGACAAGTATTGATAATCTTTCTAATATCAGGATATCCAGCATCAATAATTGGAACTAAATCTTTTGGTTCAAACTTTACTTCTTCACTAGTCAAAATCTTTGATATTTGAACTGCTACATCCTTTTTAGTTGGAGGTATGATTTGAAAAGTTTGACATCTACTTTGGATAGGGTCAATAACTTTCTCAACATAGTTACAAGTTAATATAAATCTACAATGTTGTGAAAATGTTTCCATTAAGTTTCTCAAAATAGCTTGTGCGTTTTGAGACATATAATCAAACTCATCTAAAATAACAATCTTATATTTTTTGAATCCCATTGATGATGCGAATCCTTTTACTTTATTTCTTACAGTTTCTACATTGTTTTCATCAGATGCATTGATTACCATATAATCACAATCCATTGATTTTACAATTAGTTTAGCAAGAGTTGTCTTACCAGTACCAGCTCTACCATAAAGTAGAAGGTGTGGTACATCACCAGTTTCTAAATAACCACTTACTTTTTCTTTTAGGTGTTCATTACCTACATAGTTTTCTAATGTTACAGGTCTATATGATTCTACCCATAAACTATTATCAACTTGTTCATTATTTGTTTCTTCGAAAAATCCCATATTTTATATTTTATCTACCTACTTCGTTTAATCTATCTGATTTGAAAGTTTCCCAATCTTTACCTATACCATCGATATAGAATAAATCTTCAGGTTTCAATCTACCAGAATCATGTAACTTTGAGTATCTTTTAATTGCTTGTCTTTTCCACCAATTATTAATGTAATCAACACCCTCAACAAACTTCTTTTTCATTTTAAGTTCTGATTCCTCAATTTCTGAACGAAGGAACTCAGGTCCATTTTCATACATCATAGCAAGATATACTCCTCTTTTGAATCCGTGATGATAATCGGATGCT